TTTAATTGTCTCGTACTTGTTATTTAGACCTCTGTCAGAAATAAACTTGTTGTAAAGGATTGCACCACGGACGTGAATTGGACAGCCTTTGGTATACCAGCCAGTCCGATCCATGAATTTACCAATGTCGTCAGTTCCTGATGTTTTGGCAACTTCTGCTGGAGGCAATGATGAAAATTCACTACGGAAGTTTTCAATAAATTCCTGTGCATCGCGTTCGGTTCCGTTCAAGAACACCTTGAATGCATCTTCCATTTTGTTTCGGCAGACCTCAGGAGTAGAAGACCGAACGGATTCAACACCAGTAACCGAAATTTTTGGTTTAGCATAGTGTACACCTTCGGAGTTTAGAACATTCATGATATAGCGCTTCTTGGCAATGAAAATAGTCTTGTCTGTGATCTTTTCACGTTTCATGGACATTGCATTACGGTATGCACCCATGATCTTTGCAAGTTTTTCATAACCAGCCTGAATAGCAGGTTCAAGTTTTTCCTTTGAAACTGCATCAAGGAACTTTTCACCTTGTTCACGTGTAATAGCAGTTGTTCCAAAGACCTTTTTGATAAGTGGAGCCATATTGACATAGTTTGAGTCAGTGTCGACATATGAAACATAATCAACATTGTTGGTTTTAAGGACACCGTTTAAATATTCATTGATAGATTTCTGGGAATACCGAATGGAAAGTTGACCAGATGTTGTAATTGCTTCAGCCATTTCCGCAATATAGTATAGGAAATAACGATTTGCAGTTGCACCATACAAGCTGTTCATAGCAATTTTAATAGCCATCTGTGAATTGTGTAACTGAGTAATTTGTCTCTTGTATTCCTTTTTCTTGATAGGATCACTGGTATCTTGTTCAAGTTGTTCAGTACGAAGCATTTCCTGCTTTACCTTTTTACGGTTGGCATAGTATTCATCAATGATTTCTGGAATGATACCAAGTTTCTTATTGGTGAAACATACACCATTTGCACAGACGGAATAGTCTGGATTATCGTTCTGATATTCACCATTCAAGACCATTTCCTGTGAAACATATTCACGCTGGTCTGGAATATAGGTTTCAGGAGACATGTTGTATTGAAGCATCAGGTGAGGATACAGTGAGTTCAAGTCAAAAGATACGATCCATTCTTTTAGACCAACATCAGGGTCTTTCACGTAACCACCAACAAGTTCACCGAGTTTTTCACCAGGGCTGGTTTTAACTGGTGGAACCAAGTTTTTGGACATCAGTTTACGATAGAGGATTGATTCCCAGATACCAACGGTTCCGAATGCATCGGAATAGTTGACACCACCACCATATGCAACAGTCAAGACAAGAGCAAGAAGTGCTGTTTCATCTTCCATCAATTGGATAAGTTGAGTATCAATCAAGTTATAGTCAAGGTAAAGTTGTGGATTTTGCTTGTATAGTTCGGTCAATGAACCATATTCGGAATAGTCAAGTTTCTTTTTACCAAGAACAACGTGCGCAATATGGTCGAGTTTGTATGTCTCTTGAGTACCATATTTGTAACCAAACTTCTTGAATGCATCCATGTAGTCAATGATATTGACACCAGAGATATTGTATGTGGATTGATTACGGTTGAAGATTTCAGTTGTGACTTTTCTGATATAGCCCCAAGGAGAAAGCTCCTTAGCCTTTTCCTCACCAAACAAACGGATAATCCGAGTGATGATGTAATAAATGTCGAAGTATTCCACGTTCCATCCGGTCACAATATCTGGAAAATCGTTGGTCCAGATTTGAATAAATCTCCTTAGGAGGTCTCGTTCGTTGTCAAACTCCATGAATTGGATATTATCTGGATCAATACCCGACAATGTTTTTGTCTTGTCATAGCCTTTACGTCCAAGTAGATGATATGTATCAGATTTGGATGATTTGATTGCGATAGATGTAATTTCGTTATCGGCAGTTTCCATGTCCGGAAGTTTTTCCGAAATGTCAACTTCGATGTCGAATGAGAAGATATTAATTTGACTCATGTCAAAGTTAATATCATTCGGATATTTTTCCTGAATGAACTGTTGGATGAAGTTTGTATTACCATAAACCTGGAAATTAGAGACTTCTTTGTACTTCTCCACATAGTCCTTGGCATCGTTCATTGTATCGAATTGCTTTGGTTTAATTGGCTTTGATCCAATCAATGAACGATATGGTGTTTCATCCTTGGTAGGAATGTATAGAACAGGTTCATATTTTACTTTACGAGAAAAGCGGCGGCCATTTTCATAGCCCCGCCACAAAATCATGTTACCACTGCGTTCAACAGATGTATAGAATGACGACATAAGTACCTCTTATTGTAATGTATTTGTTTAAACTTAACACAAAGTGCCAAATTTGTCAACTTCAAGCTGCAATTTGTGTGAAGTTTTTAATCTTTTCAAACCGAATGTGATCATCAAATTTTTCAGAGAATTGTTGACCTCTGTGAGAGATAATGAAGATGTTATCATTTGCATTCATTTTGTGCAGAATATCAATCAATGATTCAACACCGTCAGCATCAGATGGACCGTCCAAGGTTTCATCCATGATAAGTAGATTGGTTGAAACAGAGTTTCTTAGTTTTGCAATTGCTCTCCATGTAAACATGATGCTGAGTGAAATACGCATCTTTTCACCTTCGGAGAATGATGCAAACGAGAATGTATCACGGAACCTTGATTTGATCGTTTCATTGAAGTTTTCATCAAGGTTAAAATCAACAAACAGTTCAAACTCAGATAGGTATTGATTGATTAATTTATTCATGATCGGAATATATGTCTTGATGATACTTGTCTTGATACCACCATCTTTCAGCATTGTTCCTACAATACCTAGTGTTTCGCGGTTTTCATAAAGTTCGGTCTGTTCATCTTGTTTCTTTTTCAGATCATTCATAAACTCTAGGATCTTTGTTTGATCAATTTCTTCAACTTCGCGTTCGGCACTTTCAAGTTCTTTCTTGAACGATTTTAGTTGATTGATCATAATCTTTACTTGGAGACGGTGTTCATTTGCTGTATTATGTAGTTTTTGGATTTTATCTTCGATGTCTGAAATTTCATTTAGTCGTGTTTCAACTGTCTCAATTCTGTCTTTTAATTGATCAATACCATTCATCAATTCGGTATTCTTGCCAGTCTTTTCCGAAACAATATGCTCTTTAAAATCATGTTCAATACCTTGTTTACAGGTTGGGCAATTATCATGACTAGAGTAAAATGAAATTTCATCCATGTGTGACTTATACTTGGATGTTAGTTCATATAGAAGGTTTTTGGCTTGTTCCAAGGTTTTCTTTTGTTTTGCTTTATCGGTAATCAAAGCGGAAAGTTCTGTAATCTCGCCTTCTAGTTTCTCGATTACTTGTTTCTCGATCTCGATTGCATTCAAGTTTTCTTCAATCTTTGATTTGATCTTTTCAACTTCTGTTTCTTTGATCCGCTGGATTTCCTCATTGTGTTCTTTAGCAGACTCAATTTTGGTTTTCAAAAGATCAATTGAATAGTTGTTCTCTGTGATCTGTGTCTTGTTGTCAGCAATCTTTTCCTTCAATAGAATATTCATCGTGCTGAAAACTTGAATGTCCAGAAGGTCCTCGATGATTTCTCTTCGTTGGCCTGCTGGAAGTTCCATGAAAGGAACATACGTTGCACTTCCAAGGATAACAATCTGAGAAAATGACTTGAAACTCATCTTGATGATGTTTTGTTCCAGATATTCTTGATAGTCTCTTGTTGCAGCATCTTTGTTCACTAGATCATTGTTCTTCCAGATTTCAAAGACATTTGGCTTCATGCCTCTTTTGATCAAAAATTTATCTGAACCAATTGAAAACTCAAGTTCAACCAGAAGTTCTTTCTGATTGATACTATTGATCAATTGTGGCTTATTGATTTTTCTGAAAGGCTTGCCGTAAAGCGCAAAAACAATAGCTTCAATGAATGTAGACTTTGAAGTACCGTTTGCACCACTGATCAATGTGGTCTTTGATCTTGCCAAATCAACTTCTATGAATTGATTTCCCACCGATAAGATATTTTTATATCTGACTTTATTAAAATGTATATGCATCTGCCCTCACCGTTCTATACTTGTCTTTATAACAAGTGAACAAGTTTATATGTTCATTGCTTCCAAATACAATTGGTCAACAACCTTTTTGATTTTTGCTTTATTGATGTTTGTATCAACTGCATCAATAAATGAATGTAGAATATCCTTTGTGTCTTTTGCTTCTTCAAGCATTTCTTCAACACCAGTACTTGAAAGGTTTAATTCATCTTCTACCGTTTTAATATCGGCAGCTCCACATTCATTCAGTCTATTTAAAAACAGATCATAAAGATAAGGATTGGTTCTATTCTTTACTATGACCTTCACATAGCAATCTTTTAGAATTGATGTATCAAGAGCAGCAATATCATCAATTGCCAAATCAACATCATCATAATCGAGTTTATGGTATATTCTATTATTGTTTTCGACAAATGTCAACTCTCTTGTTTCGGTATCAATGACATGAAAACCTTTTCTGCACCCATAGTCAGACCAATTCATTTCATATTGTGCGCCAAGATACTTCACATTACCGTATTCGGATTGGTGATGATAATGACCAGAATATACAGCTTCAAAGTTTGCAAATTCTTTGTGATCAAATCCATGGTCACTTACGATACCTTTCATAAGTTCAAAGCCTTTTAGATCAAGGTGACCACATAGAATATGTGCCTTTGACTCTTTCAGAATTTTCATATTCTGTTCGGTATTCTCTTTAGTCAACCAAGGGCACATTGCAAACTTAGTTGAACCAAAGTCCAGATGCACGACTTCGTGTTCATAAACGTGAACATTATCATATTCTTTTAAAAGTAGGGCAACAGAATTGATTTCATTGGTCGTGGTAAAGAATGTATCGTGATTTCCTAGAATCGCATGCATTTCAATACCACGACGTTTTAATTCATCAAAAAAGAACTCTCGTGATTTCTTGAGAGTGTAAAAGTTGATGTATTTCCGTCTATCAAATATGTCACCAAGGTGTAATATAGTATCAATTTTATGTTCTTCTAGATACGGAAAAAACAAATCACCAAAGAATTTAGCTTGGTGTTCTAAAAAGGTTTTACTATCTGATCTTACTCCGAAGTGACTGTCACATAATATAGCTAATTTCATTTACGTGTGCTCTTTTCCTTTTCATATTTGGCAATTGCACTGCCAACTTCATCTCTGATTTTAAGAAGGGTAACATAATAGAATTGGCGCTTCTCTACATGAGTACTCTTATTAGTTAAATTCTTGATGTATTCTTCAATTATCGCAGGTAACATTTTTATTCCTCATCTATTTCTTTTTGTTTTTTACCTTTAGTTAATTTACTTTCATAATCTTCGATGAAACTATTAATATAGTCTGCACTTGTATTTAAGTGTAATGCAAGTTCTGCACCACCTTCATATGTTTCACCCATCGAGATCATTTCATGAGAGGACTTATATCGGATGTACATCTGTTTCTTTTCTTTGGCGATCCTTCTTAGAAAAGCGTACCAAATAATCTGAGTAAAGTATGCAAATGGATTTTGAGTTTTCTCTGGATCAAAATTGTGCATATATTGCAAGCAATTTTCGATACCATCCATAATCATATCTTCTTTAAAAGAATAGCCAGAAAAGTTCGGTTTTGTTGATAACCGAGTTGCAATCTGATAAATTGATTCTCCGATATATTTAGGTACAATAGGCTTTTCTTCGCCTGAATTTTCAGCATCACGACAATCTTTTTGATACTGAACGAGCGATTCATAAAGATCCTTGTTATTGATGTAATTCTTTTTTACTCTTTTCTGTATCATAATAATACTATTCCTTCTGGTTTTTGTTTTATAATATACCAAGTTATTCATTTGTCAACTAAATTGAAACAACCGTCTTTTCAGTTGACAATATCTTATCACATGGTATAATTGGATTATCATCCATAAAGATAAAGGAGAATCCTGAATCTATAAATCTATATTGTAGATCTTAAATGGAAATTGCTCCGCGGCATAGATTTCAATACGGCGGCGGAAGTGCTGAAGAGTATAATTTGTGAATGACCCAACAGTTAAATCATCGGTAATATCATAAAGGACTGCTTTATCCGATCCATTACCTTTACGGAGTGTTCTACCAATGGATTGAAGTGTCTTAATCTCTGCTTTATATGCAGATGCAAAGATAGCATTATCAATTCGTTTGATAGAAACACCAGTAGAGAATACACCATATGATGCAAGAATGTCATGTCTCTTGAGAGGGTCATTTTCAATCAAATGGCGAATTCGTTCACGTTCTTCACCTGGTGTGTTACCATAAATGAAATGTAGGATTCGTCCTTCTTTGCGGAGCAAAGGTTCTAGAATTTTGCCGTGTTTCTCAACCCAGTCAAAAAGTATCAAGTTATTCTGATTGTCGAGTGAATGTACCAGCTTCTGTATGTATTTATTCCGCTTCTCGTTGGAGAAAAGATACTCCTTCTCGTAGCCATAAACCATGTTCTTCTTGGAAGGATTTTTCTTTTTCATATCCTTCAATGTTTTGACAAATTGATCTTTGGACTCTTTGTCATGTTGAAGAACAAGGGCTTTGACTTTGAAGTCGGCAACAGTGCCTTCGTCCATAAGTTGCTTGGTTGTGACAAAGCGCTTGATAGGTCCAAACACACCTTCAAGTATCAATCTGTGAACTTTTGACTCTGATGAAATAGTACCAGTAAAACCATGACGGTATGGAGCATCTGTTAGTTTCTCCATAATTGTTGTCAATGATTTTGCTTGGAACAAATGTGCTTCGTCTCCGAGGACAACACGGAATTGATCAAACCATTCTTTTGGTTGACGAATAAGTGACTGCCATGTAGAAATAACAATAGGAGCTGAAGTTGTCTTATCAACACCGCCTTGAATTTTGTAGATCAGTTTTTGATCACATCCATAGTCAATGAAGTCACCAGCCATTTGGTGAACAAGAGAAATTGTAGGAACAATAATCAATGTGCGATGATTGAATGCTCTCCAATAATGCTGCTGGATCAAATAGATGATGAATGATTTACCAGATGATGTTGGAGAAAGTGAAAGTGATCTTCTATTTCTAAGAGCATTCAATACATATTGAATTTGGTAATCACGTGGCTTTAATTTTGCACCAATCTCTTCGGCAAGTTCTTCGACATAATTATCTGGAATGTCCGTTTCAGGAGACATTGACTCTGGAACAACTAGTTCATATTCACGATCTTCGCAAAATTTCTTGATATAGTCAACAAGACCAGCATATAGAAGTGGGCGCATTGGTTGATACAAGCGAATGTAACCATCCCATACTCTATTTTTATATGCTGGTGTGAACTGATAACCAGGTGGTCTAAAAGAGAAATACTGTGACAGCTCTTGACGAATGCCAGGATCACCGAGGACTTTCATGTGCACATCATTAAAATATTCAATAGTTACCACATCTGACATGATGTATTATCCTCCGGATTGGAATTTAGCCCAGTCAATAGCTGCTCTAATCATAAAATTTCTATTATTGATTTGTCTGACAATATCTTCAAGATAATTTGCTATCTGCAAATGATAATCAATCTTGAGACTTAAATTGATAATTTCTTGGTCACTCTCAATATATTTATTCACATCGGCTCTTAGGATTTTTAGCGGATTTGGACGCCATCCACGGGCTTTCATATCCTCTTCTGCCATAGTTCCTGTGTACCATTCATATTTGGCGTGTTCGAGCTGTGTCAAATCAGCTTTTAGTTTCTTGAACCTCAACGATTCTTTGCTGTATAGAGTGTAATACTTGTTATGCAATTGTGGTATTTTAGCTGCTTCGTGACCAAGAGCAGTCTCGTCAATCTTAGCATCTTTAGCCCACATTTCATTTAATTCTTCCAGTGTCATTGAAGGCTCCATAATATAGATATACTTTTTAGTATTATATATTGTTTTGATTAAAAGTCAATTACTTAATCTGTTCTATTTCGTAGTAATCATACTGAAATGTAACAGTTGCTTCTGGATAGACTAAATCTGATGATGTTGTATCTAAAACAATTTCGGAAAGACTTATAGGAAAGCAATTTCTGTAAGTAATATTGATAGAAGGATTTTTACTGCTATTTAAAACGAGAACAGATATATCTGAAAATCTGCCTTCTTTACTCTCATTTATAGCTTTAAACTGATCAAAGTTTTGTGGGAATGTAATACCTTTAATCCAATTATAAATTTCAAGATAGTTATTCATCTTTTCATCTATAATGAATGAAAAGTTTAGATTGTCATATCTTAACTTATCTGGAGTTTCAAACATGACGTTAAATGGGTTTGGTTTTTCAACGGGTGTTGCAGACACACCAGGTATCTGTGTTCTTTGTGTAAAGAACTCTACATTAGGAAGTCTCTTGACGGAGACAATAAATTCTAATGGTGAAAAGTAATTTGTTATCATTTCATTTCCGTTGACAAATGTGGAGAATCGGTATACTGTCTATTTATACCGACCAAAGAGGAAACAAAATGATCTACGAAGTCTTTGCAATGTATCCTGAAGGTGCTTACAAAGTTGCCGAAGGTACCGATCGAGATCACTGCGCCGATTTTGCTGAGCGCTCTTGCAAAGCTATCGGTCAGTGGCCTTATGCATTTCTCACACTGATCCGTGGTAAAAACGAGATTAATGCCAAGATTTTCTCGTTTGAAGATCTCAAAAACCGCAAAAATTGAGGAAACAAAATGAGCTATAACCTTTTCATTGACGATGAACGAGTTCCCATGGATGTGAAATGGGGAACTTGGCAAGATCAAGCACTGTATCGAGATGCTGACTGGGTTATTGCTCGAAACTGGGGTGATGTCCTTGAAATTGTTTTGACCTTCGGTTTTCCGAAACTGATCAGTTTTGATCACGACCTCGGTGAAGATGAGAAAACTGGATACGAAATTGCTCGTAAACTTTGCGACATGATTATGGACGGTATTCCACTTCCTGAAAACTTTGACTACATGGTACATTCAAAGAATCCGGTTGGAGCTCAAAATATTTCCAATTACATGGAATCTTTTTTGAAATATTACGGAGACTAAAATGAAACTGCTCACACGCGATGAATTTAGAAATGCCGTTTTTAAACGTGACGGTTATAGTTGCGTGATTTGCGGTGCTATGCTCGGTGATCCTCAAGTAGCTGATACTACTAGACTTGATGCACATCACATCATCGAGCGAAGACTTTGGACAGATGGTGGTTATTATCTGGACAATGGTGCGACACTTTGCTCGTTCAACAGTTTGCAAGGCAGACCTGGTGGATGCCATATCAAAGCAGAAACCACTGAACTGAGTGTGGAAGATATTCGTATTGCTGCGGGTATTGAAAAGATTGTTCTTCCGGAAGATATGTATCACGACCATGTCTATGACAAATGGGGTAACGTGATCCTTGATACCGGTAAACGTACCAAAGGTCCTCTGTTCTACGATGAATCTGTTCAAAAAGTTCTAAGTGAACACCCTGACTTTTATGATATGTTTGTTGAATACGTAAAGTATCCTCGGACATATCATCTTCCATGGTCTCCCGGTAAAGCCGAAGATGATCGGACTTTCAAGGATCTTTCTGTCTTTGAAGGTAAACGAGTCATTGTCACTCGCAAGATGGACGGAGAAAACTTCTCTGGTTATCGTGATTATTGTCATGCACGTTCCGTTGATGGTCGAAGCCATTACACTCGTGACTGGGCAAAGAACTTCTGGATGCAGCGCTCATATGAATTGCCTGAAGGTTGGCGTGTTTGTGCAGAAAATCTCTATGCCGTGCATTCTATTCGGTATGAAGATTTACCTGGGTATCTTCTCGGATTTAGTATCTGGAACGAAAAGAATGAGTGCATGTCTTGGGATGAAACTGTTGAATGGTTTACTCTTCTCGATATGCCAGTAGTTCCTGTTTTATACGATGGCATCTGGGATGAAGCCAAAATCAAGTCACTTTACAATGAAAAGACTGACCGTGACACACATGAAGGTTATGTAGTCCGTCTTGCAGACTCGTTCGAATATAAGAACTTCAAAACCTCTGTTGCAAAATATGTTCGTGCAAATCACGTTGCAACGCAAAAACACTGGATGTATGGCGCTGGTCGCCAACACGATATAAATGGAATCAAATGATGGAACTCGAAGATACATTTAACTATATTCGGAGGATTTTTTATTCAGATCTTTCTTGGGAAGCCAAGTTTGATCTGATTTTTTCTCCAGAAGGAAGTCAAAAATTCTGTAAATTGGCAAGAGGATTTGACTGGTGCGATCCTGACACAACATATGAGGAAGATGTATCTGCATTCTTCTATGCTGCAAAATCATATCTATATAATCAAGAATCGGAGTAAAAATGGAACTTGTTTCAGAAAAAGAAGCTAAAGAACTCATGAGTGAAACTCGTGAATGGGCATCAAAGCATAGTATGTTTTCATCTGCGACTGGTACTGCGGCTATTGCTGCCGCTGAATTTTATCTAAATAGTCAAGGAAAAACACTGTATTCACATCTTGCAGTACAATCTAAACCAATTATACTTGATGCTGGTCTTATTATGAAACTAGCAAAAGAATCAGGATTTGTACAAGGTCCTTGGGCTAATGGAAATAAAGAACGAATCTGGCAAGAGAATCGGGAATTTCCAGATGCACTCGAAGTATTTGCTTCTTTGATTGCAAAAGAGTGCAGCAACATTATCAAAGAACGGCACAAACTAGCACTCGAGCAAGGATGGGATGTTGATGATGCAATGAATGATGTCAAAGAGCAAATTTCTTCAAAATTTGAAGTAAAAGAATAGAACTCGTGTTGACATTATCTTGTGGATAGTTTATACTGATTCTACAAGGTGAAAGGAACCTATCATGATGCTCTTCGACGTGATTGATGAACATACCGCGGTTGCAACGAACTCTATCAAAGAAGTTCGTATTATTCGGACAGTTGATGTAAACAACTATGACCGCAACTTTTGGATGATCTATACTCCTGAAGGTCGTCTAGATGATGATTTTCGGAGTGCAGGACCTTTTATCTCGTTCGATGCTGCAAAACGGAATGCTGAAATGAATGTGGGAATGAAAATGAATTGGGGTGACTTCTGATGCGCGTTGCTACTGTAGAAAAAGAATGGGCTGAAGTTCGGCGCAAGGGTCGTGGAAAGGTCGAAGATTGGTCTTGGACTGTGACCTTCTATGAAGATGGAACACGAATTGACCAACACTACATCAACAACGAAGCTGATGCCAAAATGACCGCTCTGCTTTTTGAATGCGGTGCACACACCGTCGGCAAATACGACGAACTCTGCTTTGACACTGCTTTTGCTTGAATGGAACACAAAATGAAATACATTGCTATCGGTGCTGCACTCATTCTGTCTGCTTGTGGTATGACACCAGAACAAGAACTTGCTGCTCATCTTGAAGCAGAGCGTGATTTTGCATACCATCAATATCACGTCCAACAAGCAATCGAGAAACAGTATGATCCCGAATACGTTGATGATTGTTTCTACTATGAAGAACTGATTTGTGAGTTTGAATGATGGCAAAAACCGAGAAACTTCCAACCAAGAATCAACTTGCAAATTTCTGGTTAAAGAACTATTCTAGCACTGGACATTGCGTCTTGTGCGGAAATCGTGGAATCATTGATACTCGCGGCAAGGTATTCACCAATGCTGGGTTTGAATGCGGAGATAAAGTATTCTGCGTCTGCCCTAATGGACAAGCACTTCAACGTGGTTATGAAAAACAAGGGTTGAAACTGAAATGACTGATACAAAATACAAAACTCTCGAAGAGCGGATTGCTTATCTAGAAGCAAAACTAGAGCGGCAAGAAAAGATTGAAGACCAACTAAAACGGACACAAGATGCACTCATGCAACTTGCGGTCACTTATGATAAGAATTTTGCAATCTTGTCCGGACGAGTTTCTCGTAAATCTGATGGCTTTTTCTCCGATCTATTCAACTGGTAATAAAGGAAAATGAAATGAAACTGAATAAACTCGTTATTGCATCTCTTGTTGTCTCATCTACTGTTGCACTTGCAGCATGTCAAGATGATGCACAAGTTGCATCTTATAATATTTCAAAAGCTGCTGATAACTTCGAGATTGATCGGCGTATCGTATTCTATAACGGTATCACTGATACTTATATGTTGACTATTGAAGGGCGTTGTTCTATCGAAGATCAAACCACTCAACTTGAAGTCACCTGCAAGATTGGTCGTGATGCTTTCAAGAAGCACTTCCTTGGTCTGTCTGATAACGTGACTTACTTTGCTGAACAGCTTGAGACTGCTGACGTGAGTGTCTATCATCACCGCGTGACATTCAAGCCACAAGAAATTCTGCCCGACATTGACTTCCGTGGCGATGCTGGTGAATTGATGCAAAATAAATCAGAGGCAAACCAATGACAAACGAACAAATTGCAATCCGGCAGTGGTTGTCTAAACCGGCACCTTACTACGATGCTTGCGCGTGTAGAGGGCCACAAGACGGTTATCCGCGTTGCCCATGTAGAATGCTAAAGGTCGAGAAAGTCGATGGGTCGTGGTATGAGATTACGGAACATCGTAGTCCAGATGGTATTACTCATACAGCAGAAAAGATCGGTTGACATTCATTCCGAATCAATATAATATCTAATTATGAAAAGAGGTGAACCAATGAAAACATATCTGGTAGGCGGAGCTGTTCGCGACATGCTGATGGGTCTGGAACCCAAAGACAAGGACTATGTCGTTGTTGGTTCATCTCCTTCCGACATGCTGGCGGCTGGTTTTTCTCAGGTCGGTGCAGATTTTCCTGTATTCCTGCATCCCGAAACTGGTGAAGAATATGCCCTGGCTCGGCGGGAGAAAAAGACTGGGACTGGTTACCTGGGATTTACTTCTGAGTTCGGTATGGATGTGACGCTGGAAGAAGACCTGGGTCGTCGCGATCTAACCATAAATTCTATGGCACTGGAAGTAGATCCAACCGATAGATTTTGGGGCTACAAACTGCACGATCCGTTTAATGGTGAAGATGACCTGGATAACAAAGTCCTGCGACACACTTCAAATGCTTTCCAAGAAGATCCTGTTCGTGTTCTGCGGCTGGCTCGGTTCCGTGCTCGTCTGGGTTCGGATTGGACTGTGGCACCAGAAACTGTATCTCTGGTTGCTTCAATGGCAAAGAAAGGTGTTCTGAATGAACTGACTGCCGAACGTGTCTGGAAGGAACTGTCACGAGCACTGATGGAACCTTATGCTCGCCTGTTCTTTGATACACTGCTGGAGTGCGATGCTCTGCATGTTCTGTTCCCGGAAGTGTATCGACTGAAGACTGCTCTGGAAGCCCGCCGTTGGCATCCAGAAGGTGATGCTTATGAACACACTATGTTGGTATTGATGCAATCTGTACGTTCATACGATGATCTTGAGGATCGTCTTGCTGCTCTGGTTCACGATTTTGGTAAGGGGTTAACTCCTCGTGACAAGTTGCCAAAACACCATGGACATGAGGTATTTGGTGTGCCTGTTGTAGAGCAATTCTGCAACAGGTTGACGGTTCCTGCTAAAATGCGCGATCGCGTGATGAAGACGACACGCTATCATATGCATATGCATAAGCTGGATACTCTCAACCCCAAAACATGGGTTCACATGTTTGAAGATATGGATGCTTTTAGGGATCCGGTTGTGGTCGAGGTTCTTTATCGCGTTGGCATTAACGATGCTCGAGGTCGACTGGGCCACGACAAAACACCCATCAAACATCTCGTCAAAGTGAAAAAAGTCTTTCAAGCTGTCAGAGCTGTGAAGTTTGCTGATGTTTTTCCTAATGGCGAAACTAACCCATCGAAAATCAAGGATGGTATGTTTAAAGCACGTGTTCAGGCGGTGAAAGCTGCCTGAACTTTTATAAATAAATGAAAAACAACTGGAGTTTTTCATGCTTTCATTTCAATCTTTCCTTAAAGAGTCATTTGCCGATTTAACCGAAGCTCTTATTACATTTGCAGGTAAAGCATATCCAAAATTTGGAAATGTAATCATTCTTGCTGGTGGTGCTGGTTCTGGTAAGGGGTTTGTAAAAGATAAACTCATCGGTGCCGAAGGTTACAATTTTGATGTTGATGAACTAAAATCTCTTTCAATGAGAACACCAAAGATTGTAGAATTAATTAAATCTCAATTTGGTGTTGACCCTTCAAAACTTGACCTCAAAAAGCCAGATGATGTTGCAAAACTCCATGAAATTATTGGTGATGCTCTCCAATTGGATGATAAAAGAAAGCAGACACTTTTTGCATCAATAATGACTGCACATCCAGACCGTAAACCAAATTTGATCTTTGATGTGACATTGAAGGATCTTAGAAAACTTCAGAATATTACACGTCAAGTCAAAGCATTGGGTTATGATAATGAAAAGATCCACATTGTCTGGATCATAAACGACATTGAAATTGCTAAAAAGCAGAATGCTGAAAGAGCAAGACAAGTTCCAGTAGAAATCTTGGTAAACACACACCGTGGTGCTTCACATACAATGCACGATATTGTCAATATGGGCAATGACCTGAAGAAGTATATGGACGGTGACATTGTTTTTGCTTTCAATAAAGTAAAGGTAGACTCTGATGTTGCAAAATCTGATAAAGGTGGCATGTACATCAAAGATGCTAAATATTTCTATGTAAAACGTGCAGGAAAACCTGTCGATGGAGATAAATTGACTGCCGATTTAAGAGCAAAAATCTCATCATATGTACCACCTTCCGTTTCTTGGGGTTGACTTTTTATTCTTTATTGATATATTAGTAATGTGAAAGGAATCATAACATGCTATCGGAAGAAGAATTGGTAAATTCTGCCTTTGAGATCCTAGGCAGTCTATTAGTGACATCAGATAATGCAAGCGGTGAAGCTGTTAATCTATTGATGCACAAATATGGAATTGATGATACTATTGCGGGTGAAGCTGTTTCTATTGCTCTCGAGCGCTGGACAGACATCTATGATCTTTAATGCGAAGAACAAATAAAAAGAAATCAAAGCTTATTACTCCGTGCATACGGGTGTGTCGTTTACAAGATGGTATCTGCATCGGATGTAAGCGAACAGAGAAAGAACTATCAAATTGGTTTTGGTATACAGACGAAGAGAAACTCCAGATAATGGAGACTCTGACGAAGAGATAAAATATTTAGATAAGAATCATAGGGACGATCCTCACGATGATTGTACTCACTGGATCGGAAAAATTTGACAAGAAAATTTGTATTTGACATTGACGGTACTCTGACACCATCACGAAAACCCATAGAACCTATGTTTGCAGAATTTTTTGAAAAGTTCTGTAAAGAAAATTTGGTCTACTTTGTCACGGGAAGTGATAAACCAAAGACAATAGAACAAATTGGTGAAATAATCTTTAATTCTGCACAACTATCATTTAACTGTGCTGGAAATGAAGTTTGGTGTAAAGATCAACTGATTTACTCACATGATTGGACACCAGAACAAGAAGTCTTTGATTATCTAGACGAACTTCTGAAACAATCATTATTCCCTCATAAAGCTGGTAACCATATTGAAGTTCGTAAAGGTATGGTTAATTTTTCTATCCCTGGTAGAAACTGTTCTTATGAACAGAGAAAACTATATGTAGAATGGGACAGTGAATATCAAGAACGAAGATATTTTCACAAGAAACTGAAAACTAAATTCAAGCATCTTGATGTATACATTGGCGGAGAAACAGGTCTTGATATTTTCCGAAAAGGTTTTGGTAAATCTCAAGCTATAAGCAAGATCCGAACGAGTAAAACGGATATTTTGCACTACTATGGTGATCAAATTTTCATTGGTGGTAACGATTACGATGCTGCAATGCTTTGTAATTACAGTAACACCGTTGATAGTTGGGTTGATACACATTATTCACTCTTGACAATAAGTGAGACATAAATGAAAGAAATTGGACTTGTAACATCGTGTTTTGACTTGCTTCATGCTGGACATATTATGATGCTGAGAGAAGCAAAGACACAATGTGATTATCTGATTGCAGCATTGCAGACAGATCCAACTATTGATAGACCAGAAAAGAATAAACCAATCCAGACATTGGTTGAGCGATATGTGCAACTTTCTGCTGTAAAATATGTTGATGAAATTGTATGTTATCAAACAGAAAGTGATCTAGAAGATATTACTCAAATGTTTCCTATTTCCGTTCGTA